TTTCTGCAGCATCCTGAAGTTTTACATTGTTTGTACGCAAAGTGGTGATAGTTTCCTGGGACCAATCAAAATATGATTTTGCCGCGAAACCACCACCACCTAAAATACCTAATATGATTAAAATTAGATAGAGTCTAGCCAAGCTTAGTCCTCTTCCTCATCCTCATCGTCGTCATCTTCGTCGTCCTGATCTTCATCATCTTCGTCCTCGTCGTCATCCTCATCTGCTTCCATCATAGCAGCTGTTGCTTTTTCTTCGAGTGCGGCGAGAATGCGTTTTTCCATTTCTTCTTCAAACGCTTCTTTTAAACCAAGTGGACGTGCCTCGACGGCTTCCTGAACAATCTTTTCTAAAGACATGTTTTTTCTCCTTGTTAAGTTATCTGTGTATTATTTATTAATTAAAACATTTTGGCTTGGGTTGCCGGTCCTACAATACCGTCTGCTACTAAACCATTAAGTTTTTGCCATTTTTTGACTGATGTTTGCGTACCAAACCCAAAATCTCCATCTGCAGTAATACCTAAGGCTTTTTGCATTTTAGCAACATCGTCGCCTTTCATACCTTTACGCAAAGTACGAGATTTTGCCGGTGCAGATTTCTTTGCCGGTTTTGGCGCTGAAACTTTTCCGCCAAGAATAGCTAATGCTTCTTCCCAACGACGAGTACGATCTTCAAGCCCAATAGTACCACCATTAATCTTTTTAGTTAATCCTTTGATGTCACCTTTATCAGCCCATTTGTCTAGTTTGTTTGTTGCCCAAAACCAACATGCTGACTCTAGTGCTCCTCGTTCGGTTGCAACGTAGTCTGCTGCTTCTTCGGCGGACATGCCGACTGATTTTCCAAACGCTGTATAATTGTTTCTACCTGTAAGTTGCTTAATGCCGCGGCCCCTAAATCTCCACCCATCACCGGCAGTGGTGTTGCCCATAGCGCCTCGTTTGCTGCGGAATTCATCTTGGTAAACATAGTTTGCAATTTTTTCAGGTTTGCGCGCATACTCTTTAGCATTTCTTTTACCCTTTCCGAAATAACGACCAAACACTCCGTTTAACGCTTTTTCGCTGTAGTTTAAATTTTCTTCAAGTCTCGTAAAGTCTAAAGACTCATGAGCGCATTGAGCCATGAAACCTGCTAATCGGTTTGTTGTATTAATTTCGTATTTTTCAAACATAGGAACCGCGGCATCATACCAAGACTCGGGGTCCTTATTCTTTGGGATCATTGCGCTAAATTGTTCTAATGTAATCATAAAGTTTCTCCATTAATAATATTTCTCAGTGTTTTACGCTTTTTACTTTTATTTTTAGATGTCCATTTTTTCTGAGCAGCTTTTGACATGGCAGTACCATCCATACCTGCGATATTTCCATCTCCGACGTTATTAACTGGCGTATCTTCTTTTAATCTATCCATAATCCAATCTTTAGCGTTGGCTTTACCATACTCGGTGGTTTCCCACTCCCAACTGCCTCTACGTTTATCCCAAACCATAACTTTCCATTCGCCTTTATGGCGTTCGTTACTATCTAAAGATTTTTCGATTTGATATTTCTTACCACCAATAGTAGCTTGTATTTCGCCATTAGGTCCAGCTTTTTTCCAACGCGGAGCGGCAGCTTCTTCTAATGATTCATCAACCGCCAACTTGGCAGCAATTGCCATTTGACGGCGTTTTTCTTTTGACTTGCCTTTAAACTGAGGAGCGTCTGATTTGTAAAAGTCGTCAATCCAATCGCCCATATCATCAGATGCTTTTAACTTTTCTAAAAAAAGTTCAGCCTTTTCATTTAAACCATTGACATCTTCTGCAAGTGTGGTATAATGAGTATATCTACTATAAAATAATTGTATTGATTCATCTAATTGTTTATCAGTCAATTCTTCTGTAAGAGTAGTTTCATCAGTAAAATGTTTATATTCTTTGATTAGAAACAAGGCTGCAGCATAAGATGCAAACCTAGAACTACCCCCAGGTACTTTAGCCAACAACTTTTTAAGATTGGCTATCATCCTATCAAAGACGCCCCACGCTTTACGTTGAGCGGCCTTAGTAAAATCTTTTGATTTAATTAGGACCTTACCTTTTTCATCAATGATGCCAAGTTTATATGCTTCCCATTTATTAAATGGAGTCGCAAGGCGACGGATGAATTGGTATACTAAAAATAAATCAACGATCATAAGATCATATTCCTTTAAGTTTTTCTTCTATAACTGAATCAGATATAATATTGTCTTTACCTATTATACGATCGTCATATATTACTTCTATAGGCATGTAGTTTAAGTATTCAACAAACGGCTTAATATACTCATGATATTCTTCGAGTTTCATGAATAGCATATGTGTTGCCTCAGGCCCAAACATATTATAGATAATTATCAAGTGGTTTAGAATCAACCTTTCTTTCAAATCATTATCTTGTCTGTATCTTCCAAATAATTTGCGTAAATATTGAAACCGTTTTAAGTCTTCCTCAAACTCTGATACATCGGAGCATTGCGGATTGTCGTAATATTTAGATGCAAATAACAGAAAGGTTGATTCTGTTAATTTCATATTATATTTTCTTTACTTTATGTGTCAGCTACAATAGTATCTTCAATTGCAGTATTACCTGTTACACCAGCGTCTCCAGCGTCTGATTGAGAAACTTTCATTGGTACTAAGCATTCTGCATGGTGGCGCCCGCCATCTGTGTGGTATAACCACCAGCCCGGACCAGTAATACCTTTAGCACGGTTAGCAGCAACGCCAGCCTCAGTAAGATCAACAAAGATTGCGTTGTCGCGATCATTTGATTTGTTTGTATTTGCCGCGTCGTCTTCCAACCATTTTGGAACGTCGGCTAATGTATCGGTTTTTCCCCAAAGTGCCATTTTTTTATATCTCCTTATTTGGGTTTCTTGATTTATTTATAAACTTAATCGGCGTCACGAAGTTCTTGTTCTTCCTTCATAGCCTTTTTAATTGCTTTACGGCGCTTGTGAAGATATTCATCAGAACCGTCTACGTCGCCATCGTTATCAATGTCGGCGTCAGCTTGTCCAACTGGATCCATTTTCTTTTCTTCCAAAGCATCCAACAACTTGGATTTAAATGATGATGCAAAGTCCATTGTGTTTTCCTTTTTTATGGATTAGATTGTTGTCTAGATTGTCTTGCTTGTTTGCGAGCCGCTTGATAATCGGATCTTGCTTTTTTAAGATCATTACGAGTATCGGTTGCGCGTTTCAATTCTTTTTGTTTACGTTTAAATGCGTCAGCTTTTGCCTGTCTTGCATCGTTACGCCCAGCGCGAGAAACCCTAAGGTTTCCTTGTTTATTAACAAGACCACGACGTATACCTTTAGCCGCAAGTTTTGCAGCACCACCGATTACTTTACCGATGATTTCATTTAACTCTTCTTCAGTTAAATCATCTGGGTCAATATTTTCTTCGTGCATATGTTCCCATACGAGTGCGAGCTGCATCTCGTGCTCAGTCATATGTGATTTAAACGTCTTCATTTATTATTATCCTTAACTTGTTTCTTCCAGGTATAATCCTGTGATAAACCATTTTAGGTATTTCTATTGTATCACGTTTATTTATAACAGTAGGCAGTTCATCATCAAATTGTATTTTCCAATCGTCCCCGTCTAAAACTGTAAACACCCTATTATGCTTATCTCTGTGCCAAACATAATCATCGTTTGTTGTATTATACGGGTTAAATATTCTTATCCATTGGTTATCAGTCAAGTGTTCATCATAATATGGTTTTACCAAAAGAACGAGCCCCCATTTTTTAATCCTAATTCATTCGCATATCGAGGTAAACGGCAAGACCAATATCCAGCTTTAGTTTTATCGTTTTTTAAATGACATTGGTGGCGAGCTGCGAAAGACTTGCGTGCCTCTTTATCATCAAAGTTTACGGCCAAACCGGACGTATCCCCAAAGGTTACTTTTTTGACTTTATCCCCATCTTTCACGTACACATAGAACTTTTTGGGACCACCTCTTTGTGGCTTATTGAGCTCAACATCTTTTTCTTCCCCTTCCAACATGGGAATGTCAAGTGGAACTCGCCGTCCTTCGTAAATATCGTGTTCACCTATATCTGTTTCTAATAGGTCTTTATCGAAATAATTAGATGGGTTTATGATACCTTCTTTGAATAACTTACGCGCTTCAATAAAAAAATTGTAAAACGATTTGCTGTGCGGTCTATACACGCACTCTGCAAGTGGTATTTCGTTTTCTAAATGGTATACAATTCCTTCGTGTAAGTTATGCTTTATAAAGGTTTTCATAATCTATCTTCCTTGCTGTCTAAACATCTTGTTGTAAACAATGCTGCATCTCTTGCAGTCTTAAAGTACATTGAGTGCTCGTGGAGATCAGTCCACTTTTTAAATTTCCATCTGTAATCTTCAAGATGGTATTCCACCCACTTAATTGCTGCGAGCTTTTTGCTACTGTGAAACTTAATCTGTACACGATCTTCGGATTTCATCCATTCCGCAATAACTGCTAAGTGCTCTTCTGATTTTGATCCCTTATTCATAGGTTAACCTCCAAACTCGTGACCTGCGACTCTTCGCATTTGTTTATTAAATTCTGCCTGTGATGGCTTTTCTTTATATAATTTAATAGAGATATTAGGTCTATCTTTACCTTTAATTCTCCAATTTTTTCCGTCTTCTTTGTGCTCAGGTTTAGTGGTTTTAACAACACGGCGCTTATATCCTGCTTCCCATGTTTCTGAACCTTCGCAAAACTGTTTAAAACTTTTCATTGCTATTCTCCCTTTGGAACGCAATTAGGGACCATCTTATCCCCTTTTTTCTTCATACCAACTTGTTTATAATCAGACCAACAAGCTTCTTGCTGTCCAATTTCTTTATCATCTTGCGATTTCATATAATCCCGAGCAGTATCAATATAATCTGTAGCCTTAGTGATTTTGCTTTGTACCCACTCTGGCATATTTTCATCGTCAGACAACATATCATGCAATTGTTGTGCTGCATCAATCATGGTTTTTAGTTGGCCTTTTGCCATACTACCTTCGTTATCATATTCGTCTTTTGATTCTAAAAAAGATTTAAAGTTTTTCATTTCATCAACTTCTTTATTGCTGCCAACGCTTTTTTACCGTCGGGATGTTTTGGATTAATACCTACAGGTTCGCCATTCACAAGTTCTGATACATTAACAGATTTCCGCAAAGCTGCAATTGCTTTATGTAAAGGATCTTTTGAGTCATACTTAGTTTCAAACCCTGGTTTGCCGCGAACTTCAACCCAAGATTTTTCATTACTGTCTTTTATTTTTAAAACGTCTTGAGACTTACCCCTAATGAGTTTAATCTTAAGACCTTCTGATACATATTGTTTAAAACTATACATACTCTTTAATCTTTTTCTCAATCGCTGTAATGATTTTATTATGTGTTTTACTTAAATATCTATCACTGCGTAGGCGTTTGATAGCGAGCGAAGTTTGTGCAGCATATTTCTTTTGAAAATCTACAGGCCGCGTATCAATGTCTTGTACGTTTGCTAATCTATCAGCAAGTTTAATAACCAATGACCAACTTGACATTTTAGCCATCTTATTGGCAATGTATTCACCTTTACCAATCGCATCAGACGCAGCCTTATCAGTTGTTAATTCCTGAACCATATCAGCTACAAGAGCACCAAACTGTTTAACTAAATCAGCATATGTGGTATCAGTATCTTCAATAGTATCATGCAAATATGCTGCTTGTACTAATGCTGAGAGGTTGTTTGATTTTTTAAACTTTTGTACGAACCTAGCAACTTCTTTTGGATGCTCAATGTATTTACCACCGCTTTTACGCGTCTGCCCTGAATGAGCTTGAGTAGCAACACGTAAAGCTTTAAGCGCGCTTTCATTTAGTGTATCTTCAGATATGAATTTTTTAAAAGTTTTCATTTTTTAGCTTTTTTCTTTGCCATAATTTTCTTAGCCATTTTATATACACCTTTAGCTGTAGCTTTGGCACCTTGAGCAACCATTGGAGCGGCAAGAGCAGCTCCTACAACTTCTGGCGGAATACTTTCCATTGGTGTATCTTTTTTATATTTTTTAGTAAGCTCATTAGTTCCTTGCTCACCAGCACCACAGGATGCCTCTTTACGCATATCCTTATATGTAGGTTTTGCTTTTGGTTTATCAGCGTATTCATCCATTTCACCTGCAGCTTTTTTCTTTGCCGCCGCCGCAGCTGAAAATTTAGCTAAGTCTTCTTTTTCATCTTCGTCAATAGTTGGTGTAGTATTAATATGTTTCTTTGAGCTTTTTTCTTCACCATAGCCTGCTTTAAGACCGCCCATCATACCGCCATATGTTTTCTTTGTTGCAGATTTAGCACTCATTGAAGGACGCTGTTTACCGCTTGCTTTATTTTCTTTGTCCTTTTTGATTTCTTCGGGGGTTGGCGCTGTATACTTTTCTAAAAACGCCATAGCTTGCTCGTCAAGATTTGATTCTACGTAACCTTTATCACCAGGCTTTTTGCCGTGGTTCATAACCTTTTTACCAATAGCAGTAAGGTTACCTTTCTTATCATACATTTGATTGACAAGTTTCTTTTCTGATGGTGATAAAGTTTCATCAAGTTCTACTTCTTCGCGGATTTTAACTTTAAACATTTTTTCAACTGTTTGTTTACCCATAGTCTTAGCAAGATTAGTGATTAACCATTCACGTGGCTCTGTGTCAAGATCATCTACAAATTTAACAAAGTTTGTACCTGCGTTGCCACTTGACAACATTTTTGCGGCTTTCATAAAGTCTGCTTTATCAATACCACCACTTTTCTTTGCGTATGCTTCAATACTTGCCGCAGCTTTTTTCATGGCAGGAGTTGCAGCTTCAATTATATTTTTATATGTTTTTGGCATCTGTTCGTTTCCTTCTCCGCGTAACGACGCAAGTGATCTTTGAGTTGAAGTCATGGTTTTCTTTGGCAGTTTACGGCCTGTTTTTACTGAACGGCCCATTGCCTTTGCGTGCGCTGCATCCTTAGCACGTTGAATAGCAATAGAGTCACCGGTCATTTTTGGCGCCTTTTCATCAAGTTGAGTTTCCTCTTTACGAACCTTGTCGGCAAGGTCTTTATCTGCCTTACCCCAAGTACCTGACGATTTTGTTATAAATGAATTAACTCTTGCGTGTCCCCATTGCTCAGGAGTTGTGCCTGGGCGGTGACCTGTTCGCCATGCCGCCACGCCACGATTATAAACTTTACGTAAAATACCAGCAGGCATACCTGATTTCGCCGCTTTATCTTTTAAAGATTTGCCAGCTTTATCTTCTTGTAATCCATCGCCTTCGCAAGTACAAGGATCACAATTACATTGTCCGCAAACCCATTCCTCTACAAATGTTTCTGTTGCTTCATATAGTTCTGCAATATCTTCAATGTCAAACTCGTTTGCTTCTTTAACATCTTTTGGTTTGTACATTTTAAATCTTTTATCAAATTTTACTTTTCCGTTTGCAGCATACAGCATATGTGGACGTTTCATAATACGTTTTCCCCATAGTCCTTCATCAAGACCTTCAACAAGTTCTTCCCAGATCAAGTCTTCCGTGAAACCCATAGCTCTTGCTTTTTTGGTAAACTTTGACTCTTTAGTCTTTGCTTCCTTATCACCAGGTGCAGGTTTGTACGCAGCAGGATTATCGTCAGACATCTTTGCGCCTTTTTCAAAATGAGCAGCGCGCGCATCTTTCTTATTTTTATCTACACCTTTATAATAACCTTTTGGTTGAGAACCCGGACGATCTGACACGTCGCTATCTTGCGGCTTTGTCATTTTTTCCATGAACATTGCAAATTGTTCGTCAAGGCTAACTTCTTCCTTTTTTGAACGTGCCGACGCAAGTCGTTCTTGTTCTTTCTTTTTAACCATTGGTATCATTTTGCGCGCAAGTCTATCAATACGTGCAGGAGGTATTTTTTCCATACGTTTATCAATACGTTCTTTTTCAGCATATGACAAGCTTGCATACTTTTTAGGTTTTGCTAACCTATCTTTAATCATATTCCTAGCCGACTTTTGTGCTCTTTGTTTAATCTTTTTCATATCAGCTTTTTTACGCTTAGCCCGTTCTTGACCGCGCTTGATTTTTGCACGAGCCTTTCTCATAGACCGAGCTTTTTTAAATCTTTGAACTCTATTTAGAGCTTCATCCATTTCTAAGTCGTTTTCTTCTGACATGTTCATCCCCATGCTAACTAACGTTGCGATTTTGTCGGCATCCGTTTTTAATTTCTTAGGCAAATTTGATGTAAACTTTTTCATATCTGTCGATGCATAGCC